ATCTGCATCCTTAAGGATTGTAGCATCATAGGCTTGAACATTAACACCAATATCTGCATCTACAACTATTGTAGCATCATAGGCTTGAACATTAACACCAATATCTGCATCTACAACTATTGTAGCATCATAGGCTTGAACATTAACACCAATATCTGCATCCTTAAGGATTGTAACATCAGCGGCCTCATAAATACCGGTGTGAGCATGATTACCTTCAGATACTGTACCAGAAATGGTGCCAAGATCTAAAGTGGCTGTATTACCAGCATCGGTAATATTCGATACAGTATGTGTATGAATTTTAGGGGTGGTGTTCGCCACCGCGTTTGCAATCGTTACCTTCTTACTAACACCGGAGTCATTAACTACAAGCTCTTCAGCTCCATCAGGTGTTGATAATGAAGGTAATTCACTAATTTTTCTTTGTGCCATTTATTTCTCCAATATTTGTTTTAACATTCCCTTGATTTGGGAAATATCATGTTCCAATCTATTTATACGCTTTTGATTTGTTTCTTGCTCAATAGCTCGATTTCTTGCGTTTAAATATTCATTATAACCCTTACCATCTTTATTAATGATAGCGCCGGATCTATTATCTTTCTTATATTTTAAATCCATTATGCAGTAGCAATGGCTCTAAAGTCTCTAATATAAGGTGTTTTAGTCTCATCAGTAGATGACAATACAATTCTAATAGTAAATGAGGTAAACTCAGACATAATTTTATAAGTCGGCTCATATTCCCATTCCATCCAACCGACATTCTCTACACGTTTTCTAGTAAACTTAGTACTCGTCTTACGTTGCATAGGAATCCAAGCAAATTCTGTGGTGGTTAAACCCGAAGAAGTAATCTTAATGAAAGGAATCTTTAACCATAAGTCTAAATGTTGTGTAGGATCGTTGGTAGAACCACCTGATACAGCGGCAAGGGCAATATAGAATTCACCATCGACGGAATATTTAACAATATCACCTGCAATATAATCCAATGCAGTGTCCCACACCGTAGAATCATCTAGATCATATTCACAAATCCAAGAACCTGTACCATACACGGTAGTATCATCGACATTACCAAGATACATACGATCGCGGGCAGGTCCTGGAATGATCTTGCCTTGACAATATGCTCTTGCCGCGGATGGGCTACCTTGAGGTGTATTACCCGCCGGTATAGCACTTACAGTAGTGTATGTAGAATCATATGTGTAAACATACTTACCTTTCCAGTAACCAATAATATCGGTTAGGTTATAAGCATTGGTAGTAATATCCACTCTACAATGACGGAAAACATTATTACCTAAAGAGAAATATACATCAATGTCTCTTCCGGTTGTATTTAACTCAGACATGAATACACTCAATTCAGAGGCTGGATCATCCAGTTCAATAGTCTTGGTGAGGTAATTACCATAGTAAGCACCTGTACCTTCCTCTACCCATTCTGTACTATTATCAACATCTGCAAGTAATGTACAATCCGATTCTGTTGTGATACCATCATAGATCTCACCAGTACCAATCTGTTTACATACATATTGTGTTAGGCCAGAGTTAACGATGTTTTGGAAACCAAGACGGTCTTTATTAACAATAGCGGAAGTATTTTCAGAAGAAGTCTTCATGATTGCTTTCCACTCCACCGGTTGTCCTGCGCCAAAGTTATAAGCAGAGTCCAATTCTTTATTGGTCCTGTTAGTAACCGCTACATAATCGGATTGACTAGGAAACTTAGCGTACCAATCAATTTCAGTACCTTCCAATAACATCTCTTCAGCCGATAACATAAGAATATGTGCCGCTTCCTGTGATGCAGGATCTGCAGAGAACGCCACCGAAGCATCGCCTGTATTGAATGATGCGCGCGTTAATCTAAATGCTACATCCCTTGTTTGGTCCGGCGTCCATGTTCTATTATTCTGTGACATGAACATACTACCCAGAGTAGGTTGTTGTGAAATACGAGCACCATCACCAGAAGAAGTCTTTTCAAACCCACCCAATTTAGCGACCCATACTTCATATTCTGTAGTGTCGGTCTTAATAATGAAACAATACTCTGTATTATTCATAAGATATACAGGAGAATCGAAAGTAAATTTAGTCGCAATGTTATTATAATCATCGTTTGATGCAAGGAATGCATCATTATCCGCCCACCCACCTTGAGTCAATATCTCAGCCGGAGTCATATTCTTTTGAGAGAATGGTATAATTGCAGGCCCAGGAAAACCATTAATGACTTCCCTAATTTCAACCGCTACAGGTAGATCAACGGCTAATCTGTGGAACCATAACTCCAATGCAGTTACATAAACACCACCTTCCATACCTTGAATAAGGAATGTTTGTGCCAGTGGGTCATCGCCACCCGGATTCCACCTCCGTGTTACAATTTCAGATGATGCAGATGATGATAAATGTCTTTCTTCATTAATCTCTTGTCTACTACCAGTGATAGTAGTTATTGAAGCAACCGTCTCTTCGTGAGTGGTTGCTATACCGTTGGCTGTATATTTAGATATTGCCGCTGTTGTTGGTTGTTCGTCTCTATCTTTTAATTCAAATTCTTTAACACCAACACTATAAGTACCGGCCGGGATATTGAATGTACCAGAAATAGAACCTGATGAATCGGTAACATTATTACCAGACCAGACAACATTTGATGATATATCAACACCATCAAAATAAGGAATCATAAGAGTGTTAGGTCTTAACTGTGTGGCTTCAAATATGATAGCCCTAGCCCTCATCCAAGGTACTAATGATACATCAATAACTCTATCACCTAGACTTTCCGTGCGAGTATTCTCTGCAAAACTTCGTTGAATACCAACCCTTGATTGGTCCATTGTAGTGGTGGTGGATGTTCTGACCCCCGTTTCGCCATTGCCCGTACGCCCACTAGGGCCATTCACTCTTGAAAATTGTGACATAGAAGTTGAAACACCAATATTATTTGTCTGCCATGAGTTCCATTCTGTATTCCAACCATTGAAGCTTCCAGGAAATGCCGCTTCCCAAGCCCCTCTATTACTTCCCATATCAACGACTAAATTAGCGTTGCGGCTAGTATCCACCCATTGATCTGTTTCAGGACTTAGTGTGATAGAACCATTCCAAAGGAATGTTAAGAATCTTACAACATTCTCTGTTTCAGATGCTTTACTTTGATCTAGTAGAATTACATCATCATCTAAAATTTCGTTTGTGATACCGACACCTGTTATACTATTACCAGTAGAAGATGCATTATCCAATGAATGTTCGTGTGTACCAATAGTAAATGGTAATCTTAAAGCAGATGAAGCAGGGTCAACCGCTACTAGATAATCTGGATGATTTACATCACCCACACCATGACCTCTAAAGTTATCTACAACAATACCATTTTTGAATCGGTCAAGACCATACTCATCTTTAATATCCATATTAATAGCGCTTTGCTCTAATATGCTTAATGCTGTATAGTATTCCACATTTTCAATTCTTCCTTCAAGATCTTGGATGTCATTCATTGTGTATCGTTTGTTATCCACAAACTGAGTACCAATATCGGAAAGATTAAATGTATATGCCGGTATTAGGAAGTTATATAATGGCATTGCAGTCTCAGGTACAGAAGGCACTTGAGGATTAATATCTGGAATACCCTTACCAATAACGAAGTTGCCGGTACTTTCCAAATATAATATATCAATACGCGGAAGGTAATGGAAGAAGTCGAAAGTAATATCATCTTGAACATGAGGAATCTCAATGAATGAAGTATTAACTTGGTTATAGTCTGGACGGAAGTCTAAAGAATCTCTTAGATTAAATATAGAACCGCCGGTTTCAGATGTGTAAGAACCAATAGCTTCATATTCAGTATTATCCGAAGGTGTTTCTTCGAATAACATACCGGATGGAACTGTATGATCTGTAATATATGAGTTAACCGCAAATACATCGCCACTACCATGAGCATAATATTTATATGCAACATCGATAGTAGAAGGTGGTGTACCACCCGCGGTGTGTGTTAATATACCCTGTTCGTATGTATAATCCCTTTGACCATTATCAAATGTATAATCAGTAACAGAAGCCCATGCAACACCGTCAATTGAAGTGATCTCAATGATATCTGTATGAGCCATAGTAAACTTAGTACTCGCGCCAGTGATTGTCTCTGAAGCGATTGTAGTATTAGTCTTAGATCTTACATCCATTGTAATCTGTGGACGTGCAATAACTTCAACCGTAACACCGCTTAAGTCACCAGTGATTGTAAATACAATCGCCGTAGAACCAGCGCCTGAAGTATATGTAGTGTTTACAACCACTGATGTATCCATGCGCGCCGCTTGAATAATGCTTTGACTTGAGAATGTACCCGCAAGATCAGTTAATGTATATGTAGTCTCACCGGTACCAGCATCATAAACACCACCAGTAATTGAATAGTTCTTGGCAGATTCAACCGAGATATTACCTGAAATTAATCTTGACACATAATCTGTAGGTGTTCTTAAAATTAATGGGTTAATGGCTTTATTGGTGTTGTGAATCTTTCCAGTAGGGTTTGTAGTAGATACGGTGAATACTTTGATGTCAGCCGAAGAAGCGGTTAGTTGACCAACAACTTTAGCAACTGACGGCATGTCCGCGGCCATTGTAGACCAAGGCTTAAGATATAATCGCGTTTCAGTACCCTGCACATCCATAGAGATAGCGTTTGTAGTAGATACAATAGTACCATCGCTTTGCTGCAATTGTACTTCTTCCCATTTATGAATATTGAATGCCCAGTCTTTAGTAACTTGAGCGTCATCTAATACCACGTAAGGTCCATACTCTAAATATGCGGAGTAATTATCATATAACTCACCCACCCGAGCTTTATCAACTTCAAGATATGAAGGTGCAATTTTTTCAATCTCTACACCTCGTACATATGCTTTACCAGCCTCTACCTTAATTGTGAATTTAGTATCATCATCATTACCAGCAATCGTTGGATTAGTCTCTTGAATACCAATAGGGAAGTGACGAACGTGATAGTTACCACTTTCATCGAATGTTCTACGAGCAAATGTTTCTTCCAATAGAGCATTATCCGTTCTTAATACAGTCTTTTCAACCACACCATTATTGATTGTCATCAATGATAGGAAATCCAAAGACGCGTTATTCGCATCATGGTATGACTTTGTAGTCAACACAGGATTTAATTTGTATCTATCAGCACCAGGTGCATTAAAGTTAGGGAATCCAGAAGCAGGATCTAATAGTGATGTATCATCACCACTTGTAATAATTTCCTTTACTAGAGTAAAACCAACCTCATCAGTAGGAGAAGCATTATCATCACCTACAACAATTGAAGAAGCGATGACTGGTACAAAGAAATTATTAATATAGTATACACCATTACCAATGTTAACAAACGCGGCCAATTTACCAACAGCATTTGCATTAGAAGATGAATCAATATTTCTAGTAGCCGCATCAGAGTCTCTTGTAATTGCTTCACCTGCAGTGAATGCACCGGAGAATACTTGAAGATATGCGATAGGCTTAGTGGAAGTATCGGAATGTAGCGAAAGAATCTTAGCCTTAGCACCAGATACCGCACCAGTAATTGCCTCACCATTCCACCCAGTTAAATCTGTATTGTTCTCCAACCAAATATATGGTACTTCATTATCAAAACGAAGGTCACCACCAATTACAACAGTACCTTCCGCAAATAGATGGTCGCCCATAGACCCGATTTGATTCTGCAATAAACTTTGTATCTGACTTAATTCTCTTGCCTGTACTGCACGTCCCGGCTCAAATAAGATTTGCATAAAGTTCTTTGATGATGCGTAATCATCGTAATATGGACTTGTATTAAAGTCGCCATTAGTTGCTGTTGACATATTCTATATCCTAATATTGTAAGATTAACCTAATATCTTCTTGTTGGTCGCTCGACCTTAATACCGGTTGTTTGTTTTCTATAAAAATAATATTTCCAGTTCTACTCACCGATAGATCGGCAAGATTATAAACCGAATTAACCGCTTTAGCTCCAGCTGAGTCTCTTGGTGTATCTACCAAGAATAGTCTTCTAAAGTCATCATTCTCTGGAATTCCAGAGTCTGTTGTACTTAGGAAGATCTTAATCATTAAGTTTGTACTACCAGCTTTTAATGGTGTACGTTCCGGCAGTGTACCGTATGTGGTCTGCTCTATATACTCAACAGAACCAGCTGAGTATAAGTTGTATGATAATGGCTGCCACTCATCATTAATATATGTAGCGCGCTCATTAACACCAATTGTCCATAGGTATTCCCATGTATAGTTACCAAACACCATATCATCACCTTGAACGGCCGGTACGCCAGTAGGTTCTAAGTTAGATGGGGTTGGTACCCAAGTAGAGTTTAATTGACCTTCACAAGTAACTCTTGTAGTATAATTGCTATTGGAAGAACCTGAAATGTAGCAAGTGCCTGTACTAGGCTCTACTTTACATTGATATACACGACCTTCACTATTTCTAGACAATGATTTATAAGAATCTGTAGAAATAAATGATTTTTTAACATTGTTTGGATTAACATCAATGAAGTTCCACCTATCTCCACTTTCCCAAGTAGCCTCTCTTATAACTGGTGTAAGGTCAGTATCAAATACTCGCTTAATTGCAACTATCTCACTCCATAGAGTGGTTAGAGCATCATCAGTTTCCGTTGGTACTGGTACAATAAAGCCGTTATCTGATTCAACTCTACCAGCACCATCCGCAGACCAAGAATCATTCTTCGCTAAACCGATGTAAAGTGTTTTAAAATTTGTGTCTGAAGGATCATTTTCAAAACCAGCTATAAAGTTGGTCATGTTTGTGATTCTAAATTCTTCTGTTATTATAGCCGCCATGTTATATTTATATAGTTTTATCCAATAATTCTTGAGTATTGTGGTGTAGGTCTAGTTGTAAGAATAAATCCGTCATGTGTACATATACCCTCTCTCCAATCCTCCGCAACAGTTCTAGCATTCAATGGGTGGGAGTTAATCAATGATGCGTCAATATTAATCTGAACATTCGTAGTACCCATCATACTATTGACGGTGAATGTACCATTGCCCGTCCTACCGATTGTAATGGTTTGGTTATTGAGAATATATGTATCTACACCATTCTCTAATGTAAGATAATCTCCATTCTCACATATGATATCTCCCCACATAAACTCCGCGGGTTCAACATTCGCTCTACCACCAACATTCCTGCCCTGATATTCTAATGTATATAGACCATCCTCTGAGATTAGGTCATCGTCATTCTCTAATTGAATGTCCGCCACTGTACCCACCGTTACCATCGGCACACCATATAATTGTCTTACTCCAACGCCTGTAAAATTAGCGCTTGTATTAAATGCGAATGCACCATCTTGATGATAGTCCCATCTAATTTCAGAGGGTGGAAGACTCGGCATGACGGCAATCTCTGTCGACCAAACATATCTACCAAACATCTTAGTACCAACTGGATGTAATACATCACTAGCTGTAGTTCTATATTGATCTATAGAAACACCAGATTCAATTTCATATGAGAAGTCTTGATAATAATGATTATCCTGTAACTTCATGTCAGACGATAAATGCCCGTCTGTATTTAAGTAATAACCAGTTTCTTCTATTACACCAACGGAGGTTATTACGAGAGTATCACTCACACCACAACCTCAATAGTTTCATTCAATATAAATGAGCCTCGCACATCAGTAACTGGTAATTTACTAGTAGCTATAATGTTGCTTGGATCTACATCTTCTTCAACATCTACGAATGCAGTTGCACCGGAGGAAAGTCCTCTTATCTTCTTATTAAAGAATTTTGCAATATCGCTTGATACAGAAGTAAATGTAATATACTTTGGAATAAACCATTTACCATCAGATGCCCTAAAGATATACTCTTTAGGATAATTGATTTTAATATTTTCATTGAACTGTGCTCTAAAGAAGAAGTTATACGCATCTTCTGCGCCCTTCTTAGCGTATATAGTTCTTAACTGCTTTACTAGGAATCGATTATCGGTCGCGAGTACATTACCCAACGGTATCTCTGGATAAGACACCATATATGCCTTCTTCAGAATACCGATTAATGCTGCGGAAGTATCGTCCGGGTTAACATAATCTTTAATGTTAGTTATGTGATAGTGCGCACCATTTTCCTCATCATCTAAATAATCAAGCCAAGCTTTAATGAAGTCGGTGAAGGTTGGATGCTCGTCTCGTATAAATTCCGGTAGAGTTCGATCAATTAATATCGATAATTTATTGTCCATTAGATTGCCGTAGTTTCAATCACAGCAGAATCGAATAATACTAATAAGTTCTTATTTGATGATATATCAGTATCAACAGGAGCACCGTACATACTGATAACTTGGTTATCATCAATATCTGTTGTAAATCCCGCAAGACTTACTTTACCAGAAGTATAATCAACTTCACCTATGTCTGTATTTTCAAAACCAGAAGTTGTAATGTTATATAATGTCATTTTACCGAGACCATCGTCCATTAGCGCGAATTCATTCCCACCAGTTTTAACAATAGTGCTTGATACAATAGTACCAGGAATCAATGCATTGTAATATGGTAGTTCATAAATACCAGAAGTATTAGCTTCTTCTTGTCTGAATCTTCTACTCATCTCCACCGTAGTGATATTAGAAGATATTGCATCTTCGGAACTATCAATCGCCGAGATTAATCTCGAATAACGTAACACTGAACCAAACTCTTTAAGGTCAGCAGTAAACTGTGCAGTGATAGCGTCCTCAACTACGGCCGATATCTCACCAGCACTCTTACTAGTTAGTGCTTTATTGTACTTAATATTAGATTTAACGAGCACATAAAGATAGTCTGGAGATAGTATCTCCGGTGTGATTGCTACAATATTATAAGGCTTTAGAATCTCATCTATAATTCTAGCTTTTGTGATAGGGCTTAATTCATCACCAACCGTAGGTTTAATTGAAATAAGAACTTTTCCATACTTAGGTGGATCATTTTCTTCTCCACCCCACACATTGATAGCTTCTACATCACCAAATCTATCTGAGATAATTGCTTTATAATCACTCGATGTAACTGCTCTACCTTGTCTTTCATAATTTTTAGGTGCTCTAAATCTAATATCCTCAATAGTCTCAGCATCTGAACCTAAAGAGGCTGCATCTACTGTTGAAATTGTAATATCAGTAGCGTCAAATCCACCTACAAGGCCAGGAATAGAGAAAGTAGAGCAACCATTAGAGTCGGCACCTTTAGTACGTACATAATTAATATTTATTGCTATATTATTACTGGGATGTGCACCAAACAAACCAGAATCTGGGCCAAAATAAATTTCAGTTTGATTATCTTGATTTTCTTGAACAAAGAAAATCTTAGAGTTAGCATCTAAATTAGATATATCATCTTCATTTAGAATCCAATAATCACCATTCACCGCTACATCAATTGAACTGCGATCAATATCGACTTCATTTAAAACAAAGCTTTGATTGGTATTATCCACCCAAGTATATGTCTTTGAGAAGTATTCACCTTGCGATATAAGTATATCAATAGTGTATGTACCAGTATCGTTAGTTACTGTGTAAGCATCGGTAGTCACAAAATTATATGAAGTACCTTGATATGTGCCGGAGAATTTAGTTCCCTTGTCAATAGATACCGCGCTAGTGGCGGTATTAAATACTAACCTAATCGTAGCAGAAGGTGATGTAACAGAACTCGGTGTATAACCAATAGACTTCGCATGAGAAACTACGGAGTTACGAACCTGAGCAGAATCTAAAAATGATTCATTGACAGCAGCATTTGCATACACACCATTATAGTGTGTTGCATACGCCAGTGCATCTACAAGAGTTGCAAGATTTGAGCCATCGAAGTTATAGTCTTGAAACTCAGTTTGAGCTTGAAGATGCGTCTTTAGATTTGTCTGAATCTTATCAAAGTCTAGCTCTGATACATTTAAGTTAGTCGCCATTATTCAACAGCCGCTACCCAATTAGTTATATCTTCATCCCAAGCGTAATCCTTATCATCTGTTGGATAAGGTGTAGGCGATTCCCATTGACAAGTGTCTTCATTTAAAGTCCACGAGTTAAATGGTTGGGGTGCTATGAAAGCATCACGAGTGGAATCGTATGTGTAGCCTATACCTGCGTAGTTCTTTCTAATACTTCCATCATAAGAAGTTTGAATCCACTCAC